GCCCCACCTGCTCATCAAGGCGTCCAAGGAGTTCGGGGACCGCTTGGAAGACCTGCGGCGCCTGGAGCGCACGTACGAGGTGGCGCTGTACCGGATCGACCTGGCGCACGGGCGTGAGCGGCGGACGGGGGACATCGACGCGGGTGTGGACAAACAGATGAAGGTGCTGATCGATCTCGTGGCGCAGATGCACGCGATCAAGATGGACCTGGGCTTGACGGGATCGCGCGACCTGGGGACGCTCACGGTGTCGGCCGAGCGGCTCGCGGAGATCCGGGATCGGTACGGTTCAGGCGCAGCGGAGGCTTTTGCCGATCCAGTCCAAAGGGCTCAGATACTGGGCTTGCTAAAGAGGGTGATGAGGCTCAGGGGGCGCGAGGACGTCATCGACATCCCCAACGAACCAGAAGATGCGGTCGAATCCGAAGTAGATGCGGCGCCATGAGAACCGAACAAAACACAGGATTCGCGAAAATCGCTGTTTACGCGCGCGCGAGGATAATGTTCGGCGGAGGCGGTGACTCCAAAGGCGAACACGTGTTCGCTTCCAGCACCAATGGGGGTGCCCGGTGATCAAGACTGGACCGGACGGGCGTCGGAGCAGCGTGCGCACGGCCGAGGAGGATCAGCGTGCGGTGGTGGACGCCATCTCCATCCTACCGGACAAGGCGCGGAGCATGTTCGAGGCGCTGCTCGCCGAGGAGGACCCGGACAAGGCGGCGCGGCTGGGCCGCGAGCTGGAGGACGGGCTGTACCACACCAACCCGGTGTCCATGGAGCAGTTCATCGACGACCCCTACTACCTGGGGGACAGCATGACTACGCTGTTCCCGGAGCTGCGCAAGGTCCTCATTGAGATGTTCAACGCCCCCTATCGAGAGGTGCTGCTCGCTGGGTCGATCGGCTACGGTAAGACGTACTTGGCCAGCGTGGCCATGTGCCGCATCCTGTACGAGCTGAGCTGCCTGCGGGACCCGCAGAGCACGTTCGGGATCGGGCCCGGCACCGAGATGGTGATCATGCTGGTGAGCAAGTCGCTGCCGCTCTGTCGAGAGGTGCTCAAGACCGCGGTGGACGACAAGATCAAGCTGTCGCCGTACTTTATGGGCAAGTTTCCGCCAAAGTTTTCTACCGACTTCACCCTGTTTCCCAACAACATCCGGTTGACGATCGGCTCCTATGGTGCTGAGCGGGCGCTGGGCAAGGCGGTCGTGGCGGCGATCTGCGACGAGACGAACTTCCCGCCCAAGCGCAACGCGCAACAGATCCAGCAGACCATGGGCAAGCAGCTGACCGCGGCGCACTTCGACATCGTGGAGAAGGTGTACCGGTCCCTGGTGCGCCGAATCAAATCGCGCTTCCAGAAGGTGGGCGGGGATCTGCCGGGTATGGTGATCCTGGCATCTTCGGCCGCCACGCTGGACTCGTTCACGGAGCGCAAGATCCGGGAGGCGGCCACCGACGCCGACGTGTTCGTGATCGAGCATACGCAGTGGTCGGCGCGCCCCAAGGACTTCTTCTGTGGCGAGGTGTTCTACGTGCTGTGCTCCAAGTCGAGCCTGCGGTCCCGCATCCTGGAGGTCGAAGAGGCGGAGGCCATCACAGAGGAGTACCTCGCGGATCACGAGGCGTGGCTCGTGGAGGTTCCGGTTGAATACCGGGACGACTTCGAGGGGAACCTGGAGGACTCGCTGCGCGACATCGCTGGCGTGAGCACGCAGGCCATCAGCGCGTTCTTCCAGCGCGTGGAGGCGATCGACGACTGCGTGGTGTCGCGGCCGCACCCGTTCAGCATGGAGACGTGGATCGCGGGCGGCCCCGGCGCCTTCAACTGGGACATGGTGTGCCGCAAGGTGGAGCGGCGCCTGCCTGGCGGCTTCACGGAGGACGCCTGGATGCCCAAGGAGTCCCCCAGCTCCCCACGCTGGATTCACATCGACACGTCGACATCGGGGGACGCGACCGGGTTCGTCATGGGGCGGATCGACCGCTGGGTGGAGGTGGTACGCCGCGACGGGGATGGCAACCGCTACACGGACACGGCGCCGTACTACATCATCGAGGTCGTGTTGTGCATCCGGCCCCCGGCGGGCGAACAGATCTACATGCCGGACGTGCGGCGCTTGGTCTACGAGTTGCAAGCACACGGCTACCCGATCGCGGGTTTCAGCACGGACACGTACCAGTACGTGGAGATGCACCAACAGGTGCGGCGGCACGGCATTCACACGGAGCTGATCTCGGTGGACACGTCCATGGACCCGTACGAGGAGCTGAAGTCGGCGATCTATGAACACCGCATCGAGTACTACTCGCACGGCGTGCTGCTCAGTGAATTGCGATCCCTGGAGTACGACCGCATCAAGGGCAAGGTGGATCACCCGAAAGCGAAGTCCAAGGATCTGTCTGATGCCCTGGCTGGAGTGGTGTGGGGGTTGAAGTTGCGAGCAGCCCGCTTGCCGTGGGCGGCGGATGCTGATACACCGAAGGTCAAGGTGGGCCACGAGCACCAATGGGTCAGCCCGCTGATCCCGGCGGAGGAAGTGGACGTGGAAGAGGTGCGGCGGATACAGCGGGCGCAGGAAGCATCAGATGCGCTGCCGCTGATCCTGTTCGGGGACGAGGACTGAAAGCGAACACGTGTTCGCGGGTGAGGTGCGAATGGGCTGGCGGGACACGGTTCAGAAGCTCTTTCGGCGGCAGGCTGCGGGACAGGTAGCCGCGTTGTCCCGTGGCGCGTCCGGCGAGGCCACCCTGCCACGCCAGAACCCGATGTCGACCGACTCCGGCATGTCGGGTGCCTATCAGCAGCTGGCGACCATGCTCTCGGTCGATACCGACCTCATGCTGCGGTACGCCGACTACGAGAACATGGATGATTCGGAAACCGTGTCGGCGGCCCTAGACATTTACGCAGATAGTTCCACGGTGACGGACACCGTGCACACCTCGACGATTTGGGCGCTGTCCAAGGACAAGGTGGTCCGCGACATCATCAACGATCTGCTGGATCGGCGTCTCCACATCGAGGACGAGATCTGGACGGCCATCCGTACGCTCTGTAAGTACGGCAATCTTTTCGGAGAAGTGATCGCCAACGAGAAAGGCGTGCTCGGGCTGAACTGGCTCCCTGCTCCCACCATGCGCCGCATCGTGGATCAGCGCGGCACGCTCGTTGGTTACGTGCAGGACCCGACCGGTGCGTTCGCGTTCAGTCTCAGCACGCAGGAGGACCTGGACCGGCTGCGGCAGCAGCAGGGAATCAACGGCGCGGTGTTCTTCTCCCCGTGGGAGGTGGTCCATTGGAGGCTCCGCGGGAAGCAGATGCGGGCACTGTACGGGTTCTGTGAAAGGAAGACGGCCAAGGTCACGACGGCGGTAGGCGTGAAAGAGATCCAGCACCTGCGTCCCGGGGACGAAGTGGAGACGTTCGACGGCTTCCAGATGCGGCGGACGAAGGTTCTGGACGTTGTGTGCAACGGCACCAAGAAGGTGTTCTCCATCAAGACGCGGCACAGGGAGAACTTCGCTACGGCGGAGCATCCGATCTGCGTGTTCGATCCGAAGGTGGGCTTCATATACAAGCCGGTGCAGGATCTGGAGAAGGGGGACCAGTTGGTGGTTCCTCGTCCGCCGGAGTTCCCCGGGCGCCGGGTGGACATGAAGTCAGTGGAGCGATTCTCCCGCGTGCGACTCACCGAAGCGGGGGTAGCGGAGGTGCAGCGAGTTCGTGGAGACGAACGGTACTTCTTCGAAAAAACGGGCATCAACGATCTGGGCATCGCCCAAATCGATCAGTTCTGTGCAGGCGGGGTGAGCATTCCCCGCGCAGATTTCGATCGTCTGCGGTTGGTGCTCCCATGTGTACACGGGGACGGCATGGCCGTGACGCACGGCAAGGGGCGCGAGAACTTTGTGCATTGCCCGGAGCACGTGGACGAGGACTTCGCGTGGCTGTTCGGGCTGTTGTTGGGAGATGGGTGGACCTCAAATGGGCGCGATGTGGGGATCGCGGTAGGACTGGATGCGACGTTCAACGAGCGAATCGTTGCCGCTCTGCGGCGTTATGGACTGAACCCGCGTCCTCGATATCAGCGGGTGGTTGATGAGGAGGCGGGAACGGAGGATCGTGTGCTGCGGCAGTACACGGTGAACTCCAAGGACTTCGTGGATCTGCTGCACGATCTCGGGTTCGTCGATGGAGCGCACAACAAGCGCATCCCACAGTGGGTGTACGAGTCCCCCGCGGCGATCCGCGAGGCGGTGTTGCGGGGGTTCGTGGATGCGGACGGGTGGGACGTGCATCAGCACGGCGTGGACGGCATCCGGATCGAGGTGTGCAACTACGACCTTAGCCGCGATCTGAAGGCGCTCATCGATGGGTTGGGATGGACGTGTGGGAATGTTTGTGTGCGGAAACAGCGCACTGGGGAAGTTTCTACTCATCCGGCCATGCGGGGTTGCGCGATCAATTCTGGACCGGGGTACATTCTTTCTTTCCATACGACGCCTCTGTTTGATGGCCCGGTGCGGTTGGAGCAGGTCATCTCGGTGACAGAGCAGCTGACCGATCCGGAGGAGGTGTACGATATTCAGGTCGATGCCGAGACGCACAACTTCGTGGCGGACGGCATGGTGGTGCACAACTCAATATTGGACAGCGTGCGCTGGGTGTGGAAGCGCCTTCTGATGCTGGAGGACAGCACATTGGTGCTGAAGTTGCAGAAGGCCCCGGCACGGTTCGCGTTCTACATCGACACGGGCGAGATCCCGCCACGCGAAGCGCGCGCCATGGTGGACGACGTGCGGCGCCGCTACAAGAAGAAGCGGATCATGGACCCGGCGACGGGCAAACTGGACTTCCGCTTCAACCCCATGGAGAACTCGGAAGATTTCTTCGTGCCCACGCGCTCCGGCAAGGACGCGACGCGGATCGAAGTGCTATCGGGCCCGGATTACGACGAGACCGGCGTGCTCAACTACTTCCAGAAGAAGTTCTACCTGGGCATCCGTATCCCGGCGCAGTACCTGGGCATGGCGGAGAGCACCAACAGGTCGGCGCTCACGCAAGAAGACGTATCTTTTGCTAGGTTCATCCAGCGCATCCAGCGCGAGTTCATCACAGGGTTCAAGCAGGTGGTGCGGGTGCACCTAGCCTCGTTGAACATCGATCCAGATAGCGTGCAGTGGTCGCTTCAGATGCCCACTCCGAGCAGCATCTTCGAGATGCAGCAGGTGGAGGTGTGGAACGCGCGCGCGGGGCTGGCCGCGGCGTTGCAGCCGTTCTTCACGGCGCCGTGGATCATGGCGAACATCTTCCACATGAGCGACGAGGACGCGCTGTTCGCAGCGGAGGCCAAGACGCACGAGGCGGAGGCGCAGGCGCTGGGTCAGGCGTCGATTCAGGCCGAGATCATGCGGCAGTTCCCAGAGCTTGGTCCCGAGGGTGCCATGGCAGCCGGGGCTCCACAGCCCATGGCGGGCATGGGTCCGCCCGGAATGATGCAGCAGCCCATGCAGGGGCAGGTGCCACAGGAGAGCATCCAGCAGATCGAGAAGGCCCTGCACCAATTGCAGGAAGCCAACGATAGGATGCTAAAGTCGGTGGAGCGCACGGA